CGGGGCCAACCAGAGGGAAAGCCTCGAAGGGCTCGATACAACAATAGATTGGAAAAACACAGGAGATAACTCTTATGATGGTGAAAAGTTAAAATTACTAGTTCACGATGAATCTGGTAAATGGGAAAAACCAGATAATATATTAAATAATTGGAGAGTAACAAAAACAACCCTTAGGTTAGGTAGTAGGATAATAGGAAAATGTATGATGGGATCAACATCAAACGCATTAGACAAGGGTGGTGATAACTTTAAAAAATTATATCATGCTTCAGACGTTACAAAACGAAACAGGAATGGACAAACAAGCTCTGGATTATATAGCTTATTCATACCTATGGAATGGAACTACGAAGGATTTATTGACGATTGCGGAATGCCTGTCTTTGAATCTGGAGATACTAGCCGTCGCGACAATTATGGAGAAACAATTGGAACAGGAGTTATTGAGCACTGGCAAAACGAAGCAGACGGTCTTAAAAGCGATCAAGACGCGTTAAATGAATTTTATCGTCAATTTCCGCGCACAGAAGAGCACGCGTTTAGAGATGAAACAAAAAATAGTATATTTAATTTACAAAAAATATATGAGCAAATAGATTACAACAGCGATTTAAATTCATCAAAATTTATATCAAAGGGAAACTTTCAATGGGAGCATGGTGTAAAAGATAGTAAAGTAATATTCATGCCAGATTTAAAGGGAAGATTTAATGTGTCTTGGATTCCAGCAGTGCATATGCAAAACATTATAATTAATAAAAATGGAAGAAAATATCCTGGAAACGAACACTTAGGGGCTTTTGGATGTGATAGTTATGATATATCCGGTACGACAGATGGTCAAGGATCAAAAGGAGCATTACATGGGCTAACTAAGTTTAGCTTAGACGAGGCTCCTTCTAATAGTTTTTTTCTTGAATATGTTTCAAGACCTCCCACGGCAGAAATGTTTTTTGAAGATGTGTTAATGGCATTAGTGTTTTACGGAATGCCATTACTTGCAGAAAACAACAAACCAAGACTTTTATATTATTTAAAAAGAAGAGGGTATAGAGGGTATTCTATGAATAGACCAGATAAAAGTTATAATAAATTATCTGTAACAGAAAAAGAAGTAGGAGGAATACCAAATTCATCTGAAGATATAAGACAAGCTCATGCAGCCGCAATTGAATCTTATATAGATAAACACGTAGGTTTAAAAGAAGAAGGTAATTATGGGGATTTATATTTTGATCGCACTTTAAATGATTGGGCGTTATTTGATATAAATAAAAGAACAAAATTTGATGCAGCAATAAGTTCGGGGCTTGCAATAATGGCATGTAATAAAAATATGTATGCTCCCGCTGTAGTTAAAACAACAAAAAAATTAGAATTTGAATTTAAAAAATATAATAATCAAGGAAATTTTTCAAAAATATTAAAGTAAATGGCAAAGTCACACCCAACAGGATTATTCCCGAGTCAATCAGTATCTAATGCAGAAAAAGCAAGTTTAGAATATGGACAAAAGATAGGAAGAGCTATTGAATCAGAATGGTTTAAAAAAGATTCTGGTACTTCAAGATATCAGTCCAATCGTGAAAATTTTCATAGGTTAAGGTTGTACGCAAGAGGAGAACAATCAATACAAAAGTATAAAGATGAATTATCAATTAACGGAGATTTATCTTATTTAAATTTAGATTGGAAGCCAGTACCAATTATCCCTAAGTTTGTAGATATTGTAGTAAATGGTATTGCGGAAAGAATGTATGATATAAAAGCATATTCGCAAGACCCACATTCAACACAAGCAAGAACAAATTACATGGAAAACATTTTGCGAGATATGAAGGCTAAGGAATATATAGACACTGTGCAAGAAGTTTTAGGTGTAAATACTTATAATACAGATCCAAAGAAATTACCTGTAGATGAAACAGAACTAAGTGTGCATATGCAGCTTGATTATAAACAAAGTATAGAAATAGCACAAGAAGAGGCTTTAAGTAATGTTTTTGATTTAAATAAATATGAACTAGTAAAAAGGAGGCTAGATTATGATATAGCAGTTATAGGTATGGGATGTGTTAAAAACGCATTTAATAAATCCGAAGGTATAACTATCAATTATGTTGACCCTGCAGATATTGTATACTCTTTTACAGAATCTCCATATTTTGACGATTTATATTATGTGGGAGAAATAAAAAAAGTAAGTATTGTTGAGCTTAAAAAACAATTTCCTAATATATCAGATGAAGAAATAAAAAATATAGAAGAAAATGGATTGGGATCGGGTGCACTACTATACAATAAATCTTATGGGGCACTTGATGGAGATGATGAAGGATATGTATATATATTGTATTTTGAATATAAAACTTATAAAAATCAAACGTATAAAGTTAAAGATACTACAACAGGAGGTAAAAAAATAATAAAAAAAGAAGATACTTTTAACCCTCCAGCTGATCAAAGATCTCGTTTTGAAAAAGTGAATAGAGCAATTGAAACATTATATTGTGGAGCTAAAATAATTGGAAGTGAAAATATACTAGAATGGAAGCTTGCGGAAAATATGACTAGACCAAAATCTGATGTTACTAAGGTGCAGATGTCTTATAATATTGTTGCCCCTAGAATGTATAAGGGAAGATTAGAATCATTAGTTAGTCGAATGACTACTTTTGCAGATATGATTCAACTAACTCATTTAAAACTACAACAAGTATTGTCAAGAATGGTTCCAGACGGAGTGTTTTTAGACGCGGATGGTATTGCTGAAGTTGATTTAGGAAATGGTACAAATTATAATCCACAAGAAGCGTTAAATATGTTTTTTCAAACAGGGTCTGTAATTGGGCGATCAATGACACAAGACGGAGAATTTAATAATGGTAGAGTTCCTATTCAAGAATTACAGAGTGGTAATGGGGGCGGAAAAATATCTTCTTTAATTACTGCTTATAACTACTATCTACAAAACATGAGAGACGTTACTGGATTAAATGAGGCAAGAGACGGCTCGGTTCCTGATAAAAACGCATTAGTAGGATTACAAAAACTAGCTGCTGCTAATTCAAATACAGCTACGCGTCATATATTGCAATCGGGATTATACCTTACTTTAAAAACTGCAGAAGCCGTAAGCTTAAGAATTTCAGATGTTTTAGAATACGCTAATACTAATAATCAATTTATAAATTCTTTAGGAAGATTTAATGTTGCTAATTTAAAAGAGGTATCAGAGCTACACTTGCATGATTTTGGTGTGTTTTTAGAGTTATCACCAGATGAAGAAGAAAAACAATTGCTAGAAAATAATATTCAAATGACGCTATCTAAAGACCAAATAAATTTAGAGGACGCCATAGATATAAGAGAAGTTAAAAATTTAAAGCTTGCTAATCAGCTATTAAAATTAAGACGCAGAAAAAAATTAGAACAAGATCAAGCTATTGCACGAAGAAATATAGAATTGCAATCTAAATCAAATGCGGAATCAGCGCAAGCTGCAGCGTCAATTGATATACAAAAAAATCAATCATCTATAGAAAATAAAGTAAAATTATCACAAGCTCAAACGGAATTTGATATTAAAAAATTAGAAAGAGAAGCTGCTATTAAGAAAGAGCTTATGTTGCATGAATTTCAATTAAACGTAAAGCTTAAAGAAATGGATTTACGAGTGATTAATGATAAAGACAAGTATCGTGAGGATAGAAAAGATGATAGAACTAAAATACAAGCTTCACAGCAGTCTGAATTAATAGATCAAAGAAAAAATAATAAACCGCCTAAAGATTTTGAATCTGCGGGATTTGATACTTTAGGAGGATTTGGATTAGAGCAATTTGAGCCTAAATAATAAATAAGGTTAATTATTCTTACCTTTGTTAAAAGAATAAATTATTATATTATATTATGTCAGAAGAAATAAAAGTAAAAGTTGTAGAAGAAGAAAATCTTTCTACGTCAGAAAAAGAAACTAAAGTTCTAAAAAAAATGGGACTTGATACTGGGGCTGAAACGGTCACTAAAGTAGATTTAAGAAAACCTAAAGAAAAAAAAGATGCCATTCAAGAGCAAAGCACAGATGAGATTTTTGTACGCGACGAATCCGGCGCTAGCGAAGAGGTTCAAGAAAAAAACGAAGCGCAGCCTGAAAAGTCTACCGAACAAAGCGAAGAAAAAAAAGAAGCGGTAATTGAAGAAGTTTTAGAAGAAGAAAAACCAAATTTTGAAATAAAAAAAGAAAAAGCGGTTAAGCAGGAAAAAGAAGAGGATAAGGTTGAATTAAATATACCGGACGGAATAACAGAATTAGTTAGTTTTATGAATGAAACTGGAGGGTCTATGGAAGACTATATTAAGCTAAATAAAAATTATTCAGAACTAGACGAAAATAATCTTCTTAAAGAATATTATAATAATACAAAGCCTCATTTAAATGCTGAAGAAGTAGATTTTTTAATTAAAGACAACTTTTCTTTTGATGAAGAAATAGATGACTCTATTGAAATAAAAAGAAAGCAATTAGCTTTTAAAGAAGAATTAGCAAATGCTAAAAATCACTTAGAAGCTGAAAAAGAAAAATACTATAAAGAAGTTAAAACTACAGGAGCTTTAAATACAGAGCAACAAAAAGCTATTAACTTTTTTAATAGATACAATACTGAGCAACAAGAAATTGCTCATCAACAAGAGAAAGCGACAAATACGTTTAAGCAAAAAACAAATGAAGTTTTTAATGAAGAGTTCAAAGGTTTTGATTTCAACATTGAAGACAAAAAATATAGGTTTAAACTAAAAAATGTTGATACCACTAAAAATACTCAAATGGATATTATGAATGTTGTAGGTAGTTACCTAGACGAAAATAATACTCTTAAAGATGGGTATGGTTATCATAAAGCATTATTTGCCGCAAAAAACGCTGATAGCATTGCAAATCATTTTTATCAGCTTGGTAAAACAGAAGCCGTAAAGGAAATCGCGTCAGAATCCAAAAATATAAATATGGATCCGCGACAAACTAGTTCAGGCGTCGTTGAATCAGGAGGAATAAAAGTACGAGCAATATCAGGAGACGATAGCTCAAAGCTACGTATTAAATTAAAAAAATAATTAATAATTAAAATTTAAATATAAAATGGCAGCAATAACTCCATCAGCTGGAGGCTCGTTGAATTCAACGCCAGCACCAGCTAAACAGACATTATCTTCTAACTACCTATCTTTTACAGGTGGTTCTAACGATTGGTCTCAACAGTATTTACCAGACTTATATGAGCAAGAAGTAGAGGTATTTGGAAACAGATCTATAGCTTCTTTCTTAAGAATGGTAAGTGCTGAAATGCCTATGACTTCTGACCAAGTAGTTTGGTCTGAGCAAGGTAGACTACATTTAAATTACACAGGAGCGGCAGTAACTGACGCAGGTGTAATTACAATTGCAAACTCTGGGACTCATGCAGTAAGAGTTGGGCAAACTATTGTTTTAAGTGACAATCAAGCTTCTCCAACTGTTATTAAATGTTATGTTTCTGCAGTAGCAAGTGACAACACAACATTAACTGCAATTCCTTATTCGGGAGGCGCGACAGTAGGAGCTGTAACAGGTTTTGATACAGCAACTGATAGTGGATCTAACACATGTGATTTCTTTGTGTTTGGTTCAGAATTCAAAAAAGGAACAGCAGGTATGACTAATTCAGTACAGCCTTCTTTTGCTTCTTTAACTAACAAGCCAATTATCATCAAAGATAAATATGAAGTATCAGGATCTGACGCTTCTCAAATTGGTTGGGTTGAAGTAACAGGGGAGCAAGGTCAATCTGGTTACTTATGGTATTTAAAAGCTGAAGGTGACACAAGACAAAGATTTGAAGACAACCTTGAAATGGCAATGGTTGAAGGTGAATTTGCTAAAGCAACAGGAGGTGTAGATTCTTTATTAGGAACTGCAGCTGCTGATGACACAGCAGGTACAGAAGGTTTATTCGCAGCAGTGACTTCAAGAGGTCATGTTACAACGGGAATTGCCGGAACATCTACAGCTGACGATTTAGGTTCATTTGATGAAATACTTAAAAAGTTTGATGCACAAGGTGCAATTGAAGAAAACATGCTATTCATTAACAGATCTGTTTCTTTAGCTATTGACGATATGTTAGCAGCTCAAAATTCATATGGATCGGGGGGAACATCTTATGGTGTATTCTCAAACAGTGAAGATATGGCTTTAAACTTAGGGTTTTCAGGATTTAGAAGAGGTTCTTATGACTTTTATAAAACTGACTGGAAATACTTAAATGACGGTTCTACAAGAGGGCTTATTGAAAACGATATAAGAGGGGTAGTTGTACCAGCTGGTACTTCTACTATTTATGACCAAATTCTTGGTAAAAACATAAAAAGACCTTTCTTACACGTAAGATATAGAGCTTCAGAAGCGGATGATAGAAAAATGAAATCTTGGACGACTGGATCAGTTGGAGGAAACTTTAGCTCTGATTTAGACGCAATGGAAGTTCACTACCTATCAGAAAGATGTTTAATTACACAAGGTGCAAACAACTTTATGTTATTAACTTCTTAAATTTTTCATAGTAGAGCAGGGTGTGATCAGTTAGATTAGCACCCTAGCTTTACTTTTTTACTAATCAATTATATATTATATTATGAAACAAAAAATAAAAGCCGCACCGGCTACAAAAAAAGTTGTTGAAGAAACAACAACAATTACTAAAGAAATTATTCAACCACCAGTAGAAAAAAAACCTACGTGGGAAATTAAAGACAGAGTTTATGTATTAAAAGACGGGTTATCTCCTCTTACTTATACAGTAAAAAGCTCTAACATTTACTTTTTTGATGAAGAAAAAGGTTTTGAAAGAGAATTAAAATACACAACAAACCAAAGAACTCCTTTCGTTGATGAGTTTAAGGGAGACGCTCAATTAGCGCATGTTGTTTTTTTAGACGGAGTACTAACAGTTCCTAAATCAAAACAAACTTTACAAAAATTATTATCACTATATCATCCACAAAGAGATCGACTTTTTTTTGAGTTTGACGCGGAAGCTAAAGCTGAAAACGAATTAGACAAAATGGAGTATGAAATAGAAGCGCTAAATGCAGCAATGAACATGGAAATTGATCAGATAGAAGCAATTGTGCGCACAGAAGCGGGTTCTAAAACATCCATGATGACTTCTAGTGAGCTTAAAAGAGATTTAATTAAAATAGCTAAAAAAGACCCCGTTTTATTTTTAGAATTAGCGAATGATGAAAATATTCAAATAAGAAATATGGGTATTAGAGCTGTTGAAGCTAATATTATAAAACTTTCAGCAGATCAAAGAACTTTTATCTGGGGCAGTACGAATAAAAAATTATTAACTGTTCCTTATGAAGAAAACCCTTATTCTGCTTTAACAGCGTTTTTCAAAACCGACGAAGGTGTTGAAGTTTATTCTGCTGTTGAAAAACGATTAAATTAATAATAAATAGTCCGGCCCTTCGGGGCCAAAGGCTATAAACATAAAAATATGGCCATTAATGTAAATACAGTATACAGAACCGTTTTATCTTTATTAAATAGAGAGCAGCGAGGATTTTTAACGCCGGATCAATATAATCGATATGCCAGAATGGCTCAACTTGATTTATTAGAAAAGGCTTTTTTAGATTATAATCGTTACTTAACAAGAAAAGAAACAGGTACTATTAATGATGAATATGCAAATCTTGCAAAACTAGCTAAAGAAAAAATTGATGTATTTTCAACATCCACAACATTAAATTTTACAGACGGTTTAGCTTCAACCCCCGCAAATTTATATAAATGTTTAATGATAAGTACAGGCTCAAGGGCTATAGAAGTTGAGGAAATCCAAAAATCAGATTTACCGCATATAACTTCATCTAAACTTACAGCTCCTAGCACTTCGTATCCTATATACTATAAACAAGGAGCTAACATTTATATATTACCCTCTACGGTTTCTTCCGCAACAATAGACTACATTTATAAGCCAATTGACCCAAATTGGGCTTTTACTACAGGAGGTACTTATGGAGATATGCAGTTTTCTAGCACAAGCTCAATTGATTTTTCATTGCACGATTCCGAAGAAGTAAATTTAATAACTAAAATATTACTATTAGCGGGTGTAACAATTAAAGATCCTAATGTTGTTCAAGTAGCTAAACAAGAAGAAATTCAAAAAATAAACCAAGAAAATTCTTAACACATGGCACTAATAACACAAACAGCTAGAGAATATTACGAAGGTCATCAATTGTTTACAGGAGATGGGTCTACAGTAGATTTTACATTAACATTTACGCCTTTGCCTTCTGCGGAATCTCAATTTAGGGTATTTATAAATGGAAATGAACTTGATAATGATCTTCATTCATATAATAATTCTACAGGTGTTGTAACTTTTACAACAGCTCCAGCAAATAATGCTGCTATAAAAATATTATTAGACTCTCCTAATACAGGAAATTATAGATATATTTCTTTAAACGATATAGTAAATAACTTTATAATTTCATACATAGGTGATGGAAAAATAATAGATCATGCAAGAAAACAAGATGTTTTATTTCATACAAAAAGAGCAATTCAAGAGTTTAGTTATGATATAACAAGAGTAGAAAAAATACAAGAGGTGCAAATACCATCTACACTAGTGGTACCAATGCCTCAAGATTATGTTAATTATGTAAAACTTTCTTGGATAGATGATAATGGTTTAGAAAGAATTATATACCCTACAAATCAAACATCAAGACCCTCCCAATCAATACTACAGGACTCACAAGGCGATTACTTATATGACAATGATAATTCTTTATTGCTGGGTACTTCAGAAACATCAAGATTATTTCAAGGAATTGAAACAAATGCTGCTTTAGGAACAGCAAGCGCTAATGATTATTTTACACATAATTCTGATTATAGCGACAGCATAATAGGGTATGGAAAAAGATATGGTAGTAGCCCCGAACATTTACAAGTAAACGGGGTGTTTGTGCATGATGAAGCAAATGGCCAATTTGGATTTAGTAGCAATTTAGCAGAAAAAATATTAACTATTCATTATGTATCTGACGGGTTAGGTACAGACGCAGAAATGCAAATACACAAATTAGCAGAAGAAGCTTTATATAAATATGTTGCGTACGCTATTTTAACAACTAAATCAAATGTTCCTGAATATATTGTTAATAGATATAAAAGAGAAAGAAGAGCTGCAATGCGAAACGCAAAACTTAGATTATCAAATATTAAATTAAGAGAGCTTACTCAAATAATGAGAGGTAAATCTAAACAGATAAAACACTAATAAATGCCTGAAATCAAAAACAATTTCCTAAAAGGGAAAATGAATAAGGACCTTGATGATAGATTATTACCACCAGGAGAATATAGAGACGCGCAAAATATTGAAGTTTTAAAAACAGATGGAGCAAATGTAGGGGTGCTTCAAAACGCGGCGGGTAATTCATTAGCACATACGGCTTTAAATTTATCTACAGATATTGACGTTATAGGTACATATTTTGATGAAAAAAACAAACGTATATATTGGTTTTTAACTGATAATAATGATTTATATGAAAATGATTGGTATATAAATTCTGCATTAAACCAAAATAGATTTCATGCTATATATTATTATGATGCTGATCCTTCGAGTAATACTTACAAAACCGCAAAAGAAATTGTTGGTGGTAGCTTTTTAAAATTTAGTAAAAAATATAAAATTACAGGTATTGCTATGATTGATGATTTATTGTTTTGGACAGACAATAAAAATCAACCAAGGCGTATAAATGTTGTAAAAGCTATTTCAAATCCTTCGTTTTATGATAATGAATTAAAAATTAGTTTAGCTAAATACGCGCCATATATCGCCCCTATTTTAATGACAGACACGGGCATTGCGGGAACTTCAACAATGACTAATGATACTAACATTGATAATGACTACATTGAGGAAGAATTTGTACGTTTTTCATATAGGTTTAAATTTAATGATAATGAATATTCTGTACTAGCTCCTTTTTCTCAAATAGCATTTAAACATTCATATAAATCAGGAAGTGAATATGGTGAATTTGACGAAGCTGCAGAAATTAGAGCTTATGAGTCAACTGAATTAGATGGAATGATTAATAATACTAATAAGGTTATTATTGGTGTTGAGTTACCTTCTATAAATCCTAATGCGGATTTTGAAATAAAAGAAATTGAATTTATAATTAAAGAATCTGATAGTATTGTTGCAAGAGTATTAGAAACAAAAACTTTAACAGATGCTAATATCTCATCTGCTTTTTACAATTACACTTATAAATCAGATACCCCACAAAACGCTTTACCTGAAGACCAAATAACTAGGGTTTTTGATAATGTACCTACAAAGGCAAAAGCTTTAGATATAGTTGGAAACAGATTAGTATTTGGTAATTATTCCCAAAATATTGAAATACCTACATTAGATTATAATGTTTCATATGGAGCAAAAGGAACACAAGCTTTTACTGGTGATGCTATAGAAACCGAATTTACTTTAACAATAAAATCACCTGTCACCCCTGATCAAAATTTAATACCAAATAACACCAATCAATTTAATGTATACATAAATGATGTACTTTTAGCAAGCACAGAATACGGGTATGATGGTACAACAGGTGTTATTACTTTTAACACGGCTCCAGCAAACGGGGCTGTAATTACAGTTGTATTAGCAAATCATGAATATCCTGATAGCTCTTTAAAGCAAAGACGCACATATCAAGTAGGAGTTTTACTTGCAGATATATTTGGAAGACAATCTCCAGTATTATTACCCACAACAGTTTCAGACAGTATCATTACTGTGCCAGCAAGAGGTACAGCTGCAGAATTCAATAGTTGGATTGGTGACAATTTAAAAATTACTTTTAATGCTCAAAATGGTAAATTAATTCCTGACGATAATGTTTATTCAAATGAATTATCTAGTGGTATATATGCAACATATAATCCTTATGGCTGGTATTCTTATAAAATAGTTGTTAAGCAATTAGAGCAAGATTATTATAATATTTATACGCCTGGAGCAACGGTAGTTGATAATAATTCATATATAACTTTATTTGGAGATAATATTAATAAAGTGCCAAGATTATTAGAAACAATAGGTGAAACTGCAATTGCAAAATCGGATGTGTTATTATATCCTAAAATAATAAACACAGCTTTTTATACAACAACAACATCAACAACAGGAACAAGAAGCGCGGCAACAGGAGGTACAACTACAACAACCTCAGCTATGATTTATTCTTGTAACCAATATCAAATATTTAATAGAGATACAAACAGTGCAAGAACATTTACATATATTCCTTGTAACAGTACTATTGCGAGTGCAGGAGATCTTGTTTCTTCTGCTGTTAGTGTTTCATTAGCAGCCGGTAAAAAACAAAAAATATGGTCTTTAACATTTCCAGAATTAAACGCCAATGCTGACGTAGGGTTTTTAGAAATTACTCAATTGACTTTTAATAAAGTGCAAGATGCTAACGCGGCTACAGGCTATTCTGAAATAGAATTTACAGACCCGTCTTCTGGCCAAATAATAAAAACTATTGAATTTAATTCAGTAAAATTAGCGCAGAGTTTAGTGGATATTGATGAAATACCAATATTAGGTATAGCTAAATTATCTGATTTTAATTCTATAACTATAGATACAATTCAAGAATTTACTAGAAGTTCGCAGGTATACGATGATGCAGGTGGTCCTTTTTATCAAAGCCAAAATAATCATTTAATTGCTCAATTGCCGCCTTATGATATAACTTCAAATAGATCTGATGCGTTAGGAGTTAGAATGTTGTTTACTGATGATACAGCAACTGATAATACTGTAAAACCAGATTTATCTATTACTTCGTATATAAAAAGAGGTAAATATATTGATTTAGCTATATTTGAAACTTTACCTGTAGAAAGTACAATTGATATATTTTATGAAACATCTACTTCTGGAAAAATTAATGAATTAAATGCTTTAGAAACAGGTGAATTTACATCAGCAAATGTTACAATATCAGATTTTGCTGTTGCTCAAGACGGTGAAATAACAGCGCCATTAATAAATGCTGGTTCATTACAGTCTGTTGAATATGTAAACGCGGTTCCAAATGCCGGGGCAGATACTAATTTTACATATTTTGCTGTAAGTACAGATACAAATAGAATAGCTAAATTAACTATTACAGCTCCTAACGGATATACAAATGCAGGTACAAATATAATTATTTCAACCACTGTAGTTCAAACAGCTACGCCTGGATTAAACACTACTGTGCCATTATTTTCTGATTTATCTTTAGTTTCAACAATTGCTACAAGCGGATCAGACGCTTCATTAGAAGTTTCAGCAACAATTAGTAATAATGGAAATGCTGTAGTTACAGCAAGAGGATTTAGAATAGGTACAACTAATATTTATGGAGATGCGGATGTTATTACAGACTTAAGCGGGGGGATAGGAACATATACAGCTACTAAAACAGACGCAACTATAAACACTTTGTATTATATATGGGCATGGGCAACAAATTCACAAGGAACAAATGTAGAGGGACCTATTGAAATAACAACACCTGAATTAGGCGAGTTTACAGTTGCGGAATGGACAGGAAGTATAAGTGTTGCTTCAAATGGAAATGTAACAACTGTTGTAGGTAACTCCCCAGAAGTTTTATATGCAGGGACAGTTTCTCCAAATCCAAGTTCTACAGATACCGTTCAAGTAACATTAGGTAGAGCAGATGGTGATGCAGCAACTTATGGTAATAATAATAATACAATAAGAATTCAGGTGCCTACATCAGGATACTCAAATTCTGGTGCAAATGTATATTTATATACAGCAGTTAGAACAGTAACACAACCAGCTTCAACAGGAGGAACATATACAATAGCACAACATGCTGTTCCAAGCGGATTTAGTGTTTCACCAACAGGGGTATTTACACTAGGAACAATACAACAAGGAACTTTAAACAGTGTTTCGTTAAATGGGAGTCCTTTGACTGATGGCCAATCAACTAATATATCGGTTGTAAATTCAGCAACTTTAAGAACTTTAACTTTAAATATAACTCCAGGCGGAAGTTTTACAAATCCTTTAGCCGCTGACTTTACATTTAATATTGTGCAACCAAGTAGAGAGGTTGCTAGTACAGGAATACCTAGCCAATCAACTATAATAAATTCAACACAAACTATTGATTTAAGAAATTATTATAGTAATACTTCAGGTAAGTTTTTTGAAATTACATCTAATAGTGCAACGGGATCTTTAATTAGTGCTTCTATTGTAAATAATTATCAGCTACAGCTTATAGGGCAAGGAGCTTGTAGTGATGTAACAGGTACCACGTCCGCGGGAAGTATTGTGATAAAAGCAAGTAATGAAAAGGCTGTAACGGATGGTAGTGTCGCTGGAAGTACAGCAGCGGTATCACCAACAGAAGCAGGAACAGATTCATTTTCTGAAACAGTTAATTTATCAGTAACAGCTTGCGCATCACCAACGGCTAGTCTAACAATGTCTTTTAATTCTGGTGGTTCTAATTTAGCGTCGGGAGTTTCACTGTCGAGTGCTTCTTCAAAAACTTACACATATAATACATCGGATATAGGTAGCTCATTTACAAATCAAATGCAATTTACTTTTACCCATGCAAGTATTAATTTAACTTCGGGAATGGTATCTTCTGTAAGTAACACAGGCGGATTTTCATATGTAGTAACAGAAAATGGTGATAATAGTATAACAATAGGCTTTAGTGGAACAAATCCAAATCAATCTGCAAATAATAATATTAATTATTCTTTTGATATAACTATTACTACATCTGTAAATTATACATCAGCTGTTGGTTTTACAATGACAAACGCAGGATATACAGCTAGCTCTAGTGTTATCAGTGCTTCGGGGGCTGCTAATACAAATAATGTATCAATGAACACTTCCACAATTACTGCGTCGAATAGTGGAACGTTTACATCGGACCCTGTAATATATTACCAAGGAGATAATCCCACTGCTACTAATTACATACAATTAACAAGTCATTCAAGTGGCAATCCTTTTACTTTAACAGCGTCAAGACAAAATAATAATACAGAAATAGCAATATCTGGTACTGCAAATATATTATCGGGTGATACAAGTGGGTATGCGAATGTTGTTTTAGTACCAAATACAGGAGTTACAAATACTGTTACGGGAATGACCGTGCATGGGGTTAATGTGCAAAGCGGAGGTACAGGATACCATTATAGTGTTAATAGAAATGTAGCTAATACAACAATTCCATTTACTGTATCAGGTACAGGGAATATAGGGGTTGCTGTGTCAAACGCAAGTGTTTCGGGATCAGTTGTAAATTTAAATACAACTTCTGGGTATGGAAATTTTAGTGGAACTTGTACTATAGGAACTGGTGCTAATTCTGGAACTTTTACATTAACAGCGACACCAACAGGAGGAACTCCTTACAGTATAACGGTAAATGTACAAAGAATAACACTAGGGGGGACAACCGGTATTAGAGGGTATAATTATAGTGGGCCACATAGTGTAGGTAGCGTGCAGGCTGATGGCTATCCTGCGATTTGTGATATAGCCGTGGGCACAAATCAAATATATTCACCTTCATCAAATTATAACGTAGGAGACACTTTTTATACTACTACAGAAGCAGCTTATACAAACGGCGCGCAGCAAGGAGTTGTGTTTGCGGGAGGCAATAACTATTATCGAACTCAAAGAATTTATTTTCCTAGTGTTGCTTATATTCCATTAGGTAGCCAAACATTTTATGTACAACTTGATAATAATGGTCAAATATTAACTCCAGGTCAAATTTCATGTGGATTAAACCACCCTTAATATTAAGTAAAACAGCGTAATAATAAAATTATGAGTGTAACATTAGAAATAAAATACTTTAACACCTTTGTTATAAAGAGTTCAGAGGTTACACATCAAGTAATTGGGACGGGTGATGGAAGCACTACAGCTTTTACTATTGCAGAGTCAAATGGGAACACAATATATGCTGTTCCTAATTCGCTTGCAGATTTTCAAGTATATTTTAACAATGAGCTTGTATCCGCTACAGGATACGTATATAAAAATAGAATTCGAGAAATAACATTTACTTCAGCTCCAGATATTGGCAAAGAAATATTAGTTGTGGTAAAAAACTGGCATGTAGAAGAATCAAGAATTAAAGGCTCTTTTAACGGTAAAACAGTTGATTTTGGAGTAAGAGCTTCTATAACAGACCCCGAATATGATGAAGAAACAAGAGAAGCGTCGCTTATATATTCTGGTATTTATAATGGAAGAACAAGAACAAATGAAATAAATCAGTTTAATCCTTCACTTCCAAACACAAAATCAATTGATTCAGCATTTGGTTCTATACAAAAGTTATACGCTGAAGATAACAACCTAATAGTGTTTCAAGAAAGTAAAGTAAACAATATACTTATAGATAAAGATATTATTTTTACAGCAGAGGGAGACGCCCAGGTAACAGCATCTGATCAAGTATTAGGCCAAGTTGTAGCGTATACTGGTAATTATGGTATTGGCAAAAACCCTGAAAGTTTTGCTGCTTATGCGGGAAGAAAATATTTTGCAGATAAAAACAATGGTAGCGTTTTAAGATTATCAAGAGACGGCATTACTGAAATATCTAATTATGGAATGCGCGATTATTTTAAATCAAATTTAAAATTAGCAGATACTCTTATGGGGGTTTGGGATAACCAAAAGAAAAAATATGTTTTGTCTTTACAAGAAACTGATGTTGTAAATACATTTGTTGGCAACGGAAGTGATGTTGCTTTTTCATTAGCATTTACTATAATAGATAAAGATTTTAATACTGTTAATTTACCAGATCCAACAAGTGTATCACAAATTGAAATATTTACAATAGCCAGTGGAGCAAACGCATTAGTTCCAAATATTGATTACACGTATAATGCGTCTACAGGTGTTGTTACATTTACAAACGCACCTGCATCACAGGATACAATAACAGTTCATTTAAGAGACTTTGCAGACGGATTTAAAACATTATGTTATGATGAAGAAATAAATGGCTGGAGCTCTTTCTTCACTTATAAACCTATATTTGGAGGAAGTTTAGATGCAGACTTTTATACTTACTCAGAAAGTAATGATTTATACAAACATTATGATTTAACTGCAAATAGAAATTCTTTTTATGGTAATACTTCAAATGCCTCAACAGTTGAAGTTATTATGAATCAACCACCTTCGATTAATAAATACTTTAAAACTATAAATTATGAAGGTAGCACGGGCTGGGAAATAACCTCAATGCTAACTGATAGTGATACTGCTAAACCTATTGATGCATACGTAACAACAAGTGCACAAATAGAAAATACATGGCAAGATTTAATTGTATCTGGCTTTAAAAAGAAAAACAACAAGTACTATTCATCTATAATGAATCAATCTCTTCCAGGAAGAAATGAAGTTATTTATGGAGAAGATATATCAGGTATTAAAGGATTTTTTAGTAAATTAACACTAAGCATTTCTGACACTGCTCAAAAAGAATTATTTGCGGTATCAAGCGAATACGAACTATTAACAAATTAAAATAAAAAATATGGAAGAAGAAGTTTACAGCGGCGCTGTTCCTGGTTTAGGAGCTTTTACAGGTTTAATTGGTTTATTTAAAACTATTGATGCTAATAAAGACGCTAAGAGAAGAGCAAGAGAAGCTGCAGAGGCACAAAAAGCAGCTGAAGACAGATTTGATAATTATGCTTCAAACTTTAATATTCCTTCTCAAATGGGTGGGACGCAAGCAGAAATAAGAGCAAGACTTCAAGCAAATCCTAATACTGTTTTTGACCCTTCAATGCAAATGGGAAGTTTTAGTACTCCTGGTAGTTTTGCAGGAGGGTTACAGCTTACGCCTGGTTTTGATCAAGATAGTTTTAAAATTGAATATGATCCAACAACAGGAGAATTAATATCAACAACAACTACTCCTAAAGGAAAACAATCAGCAACAAGAGCTAAAATGCCTACGCTTGGTGAACTACAAGGATTAAATTTAGATGGAGCTAAAATACAACAAAAACTAGATATGTTAAATAAAGTTGATGGAGTATTAGATGTGCCTTGGTGGGAATCACAACCTGGTTTTGAAGAAATAGCTGGAAGCTATCAATCAACAAATCCTAATAGTAAATATTATAATGCTGATGCACAATTTACAGGGCCTAAACCTCTTGACCCAAGCGAGCTTCCAACAATAACAACAGATGAAGCAGGTAATGAAATACTTGAATTTACTGATAAAACAAAAAAAGAAATAGCTGAGGGAATTGATAAGATAAAAGATTTTTTACCAACTGAAGAGCAAATGGAGCAAATATTAAACGATATGCCTAAAAAAGAAGATGGCACTTTAGATTTAGCTGCAATAGATGCTCAATATTATGATAATATACAAAGTTCTGGAAATAGTGTTACGGGACAAATAGTAAATGGCCTTCCTACTCCTATGGGATCGTCTATAAAACAATTATCGTCTGTTCCTTTAGGTGCTCAATTATATGAAGGAAGTAATATACAGAACCCTTATGGAAGGTTTAGAGATGTAAGTGGTGTAATACAAGACAGAAGTGATCTTGTTATGGGGCCAAATGATAGAAGAAATTTATTAGTTAACAGGGGAGACATGCTTTCTGATGTTAGCAATAGGTTTAGAGATACTAGAAGCGTGGGACAAGATTTATCTCAACAAGAGAACTTGGCAGGACTTATAAAAGATTTGAGACCCGGTGCGCAAGATTTTTCAGGCTTAGCTACCGATACAAGCACGTTAGCGTCAAACACATTCGCAAACTTACAAATAGCTACTCAAGCAGCTGATTTTAAAGCCCAGCAAGCGGATCAGGCTTTAGCTAATACATTATCAACAATAAGAGCAACTGGGGCAGGAGCAGGTGGGGCAACAGCAATTGCGCAAGCAGCACTTCAAAGCAAATTAGGGGTTGCAGCAACAATTGAACAACAAGAAGCAAGAAACAATGAATTACGAGCAAGGGGTGAGCAAACTGTAGAGCAAATAAGAATGAGCGAATCAAAACGTGTTCAAGATATTCAGTTAGCTGAAAGATTAAGAATTGAGTCATTACGACAAGCTGAAGGCAGACGAATAGATGAAGTTGCTTTATCTGAAGGAAGGGCTTTAAGAGAATTAGGTGTTTCTGAAGGAAGAAGATTGCAAGATTTATCTATTGCAGATAGAATAAGAGAATCTCAATTAGGTGTTGATGAAGCTAGGAGGGTTCAAGAAGGTAGGTTTGGAGAAACAAGAAGAATAGATGAGGCTAGGTTTAATGAAGCTGGTAGAATTCAACAAATTCAATTACAAGAGGCTTTAAGAAAACAGGCTGCTGCATTTGGAGAGCAACAACAATTAAGATCAGCAGACATAGCGGGTATTCAATATCAACAAGGAATAGCTGAAGATAGAAGTCAAAGAAACTTAGATAGATTAGCGGGTCTTCAAACCCAAGCAATGGTAAATGCTCAGGCAGCACAAGCTTCAAAACAAGCAACGTCAGGTGCTTTAGCGGGGGGTTTATTACAATTAGCTGGATCATTAGGGGCCGCGGCAATAAAGCCAGGGGGATAAAAATTAAAAAAAATGAGTTATAGAAATCCAAAAATAATTACACCGCCTAACTACGGAGAAATATTTGCAAAAAACATGCAATATGGAGCCAGTATGGTACAAAGTGCTATTCAACCCATTGTTTCAGCTTTAGAAACACAAAAAAGAACAAAAGCTAGAATGGCGGAGTCTACCTCTATGTATCAGCAAAACGTGCGTAATTTAATAAACACGAAAGCAGGAAGCTTTGAAAATATGTTTGAAGAGCATTTGCAAAAAAACGCAGACGCTTGGTATGAAAATGAAAAAGCATATGCTAATGGTAAAATAGACGCAAAAGAATATAACACGTTTAAAAACAATTTAAATCAAGAAATTTACGATGCTGCAGGTGCAAGTGAATCTTTAAATAAAGTAATAACATTTATTGAAACAAATAAAAATATGTTATCAGGACGTAATGATCATGAAATTTTTGGATTAAAAGAAGCTATAGAAAATCCTAACGAATATAATTTACAACTAACGCGAAACGAAGAGGGTAAAACTGTATTTAAATATAAATCTCAAGATGGCAATACAGTTGAGTTTGATTATTCAAAACTGCGCTCTGCTAGAGCAGAAGATATTATATTAAGAAACAATTATGCTGTAAACGGCGATATGGGAAAAAACCTAAAAAACTTAGGCCTGCTAGCTATGCAAAACGCTAATGATATGGTTGAAACTACTAAGAGTAACCCGATTATAAATAAAAAAGCGGGGACACAAACAATTAAAGAATATTCTCAAATTTCAGACAAAAACAAAGCGTCTATTGTAAACAAGGGTATAGCAGCTTTAGCATCAGGACAAATTGTTTTTACAGATAAAGAAATAGAATCACATTACTTAGATGAAATGCATGGGGGTTTAGGTGAATACGAAACAAGGGTTGCACAAACAGCAGCTGTAATGGCAAAAAAATATAGTATAGAAAACGTAGAAGAATTAACTGAAAAATTAAAAACACCATTTAAATCAGGTGTAACAATTAAAGCTATAAGCGGTGAAGATGTTTCTATTTCTAAAATTGCTTTAGACGCTGCAGAATCAGATTTAATTATGAGGGGTATTAAGTCTACTACAGCAGGTGATAAATACTTTTCTGGTGCAGGAAGAATACAAACAGACCAAGTCACAAAACCTTTAGAAACAAAAACCCTATCTAGCACAGAAATAAATACTATAAACTCAAAGCTTGAAGCAATATCTACACTATATGGAGGATTGCAAAACGGTCTTAATAGCCAAATAACTATGCCTCTATTAAA